CAGCTCCACCGGGCTGCTTCAGCTCGGGAGCGAAGGTTCCGTACAGGCGCAGGTTCAGGGTCTTCGTGTCACCGAAGCCCTGATCGAGCCGCACCCGCAGCGTGTCGCCGTCGTGTGCGTCCTCGACGTGAGCTCTGCGGTCCCACATCAGAACATGCCGCCCGTCAGGAAGTGCACGGACAGCCAAGCCATGAAGGCGAGCAGCACGAAGCGACGCAGCCGGACCCAGCCCGTGGGCTGACCTTGCTTCGCCGCAGTGCGCTGGGTGGAGAACCACTTCCAGACGTGCTCGCTGAGGGTGTCGCCCTCGGTCTTGTTGAACAGGGCCTTGCCCTCGATGACGCAGAAGGCCGCGAGCCATCCAAGCCACAGGTAGGTCCAGGTGGACACGCGGTCTCCCTTCGTGCATCCGGCTCTCATGCCGGGAAGTCGACCCCCTGGTAGATGCCAGGGGGGAGGCAGCGCGCTCAACCCAGGAGAGGAGGTCTGGGGAGCGCACTGCCAAGCACCAGCTCGACCCGGAGAGGAGGACGGGGAGCTGGTGCGTACCTCACAGGAGACCGGGGTGATCCTCGGTCCGCCTGAACTTGCGATCCTGTCGACGCCGGTTCGCCTGAGCTGCCCGGCCACCCTCTGCGCTTGACTTCTTCTGGTGATGCCAGGCGCACAGGGAGCGAAGGTTCTCGGGGGAGTGGTCATCGCCAGGGTTGATGTGGTCCACGTCGGTTGCGAGATCGGCGCACCTGATGCCGTAGTCATCTCGGTGAGTGCATGTGTGGCCATCTCGCCGAAGCACCCGAGCTCGGATCTTGAACCAGTCCGCAGGAAGTCTGTCCCGTCGATCTGAGTTCTTCCATCCGCTCACAGGTACCTCCCAACGTGGAAGTTGAAGCCCCCGACGACGTCCTCACCGCATGCGGCAAGCTGCTCGAAGCGTGTCGACTCGGGGGCAGTCTCTGCCCTCTACGTAGAGCAAGTGCAAGTAGCACTTGTACTTGGCAGAGCGTCTTCGTACCTTGGGGCCGACAGGCCCACAACCTGTACTTCTCGCTTGCCGTTTACCTCTACATGTACTAAGACGCGGTGGGTCCTACCTTCTACAACCACTCCAGATGTGACGGCGCTCACACTTGCACAGTGAGGTTCGACGGCGAGAAGAAGTAGGGGGCGGAGCCCCCACCTGTCGTAGACACGCAACGGCGAAGGGCTCAGCGAGCGAAGCGAGCTGGGTCCGGGCTGACGCCCGGCAGTGAACGAAGACGGCTTGGCGCTCTACTGCTCTACGTCTTCCTCATCGAGCTCCGGGACTGGTAGCTCCCCGAGGCTGTGCAGCTCCTGGAGGGCTTCGGAGACCTCGTCTGGACCGGGAGGCTCAGCGATCCCTGCGAGGGGCAGAGCAAGCTGCTCAGGTACCGGGATGACCTCGGCCCCGAGTAGGTCCTGGAGGAGGCGGAGCGGATCGCTCACCGCGCTCACGGTACGCTGGCCCCATGGAGGAGACCACTGCGCAGGAGACGGGGCGACGCTTCGCCGAGATCATGCTGGGCGTGACGCTCGAAGACCGGGAGCCAGACCCCGGCACACCTCTCGCCGCTGTCCGTGAGTTCTGCCGGGAGTACGGGGAGGATGCCCTCACTCCTGATCACTGGGATCGAGCTCGGGCTGGCCTGCCTCTCGTCCCCTGATCTCGCCGCTGACCTGGGATAACGATGGTGCAACGGCCTCTGTGAGCGCCAGCTCCCCTCCACCCTGATCGACCTTGGAACCGTGGCGCGATCTCAGCGGCTATGACGGTACGGTCGGCGAACTTCCACGCGCGGGGTTGTACCCCCACCCACCCCGGATGTCAAGCCCTCGCGCCCCTGGACATCGCGTCATCCGTCTGACACCCTCGCGCGCGCCTCATGTGTTCACCTCCAGGCCGATCGGATGACGTCCGGGGGAACGGGTCAGAGAAGCCCTGAGAAGCCCTGAGATCAGCCCTCAGAGACGCGACACAGACACACTCAGACAGGCTCTGACCAGGCAAGACAGACTCGGGCTTGACATCGGCTGTGACAGTGAGGCAAGCTGTGACCAGAACACAGCGAGGCACGGCGAACGGGTGAGCGACAAGGTCACCAGGGGAACGGGCCAAGCGAACCGGCTTGACTCACTGACACACATCGTGTAGAGTCGAGCTCAGCAAGACAGCGGGACCGAGTGAGTACCAGCCCAAGTGGGTACATCACGGAGCACACGGCAACTGACCGGCTCGGTACCAAGTCAAGCGAAGCGCAAGTTGCACAGCCCAGGGGAACCTGGTAGAGTGAGACCAGCAAGACAGCACGACACAGCAACACACACCAGGTTGACACACTGACACAGACCTGGTAGAGTAGGACCAGAACGAAGGGCCGGGAGGAACGGCGAGAGCCTAGTACGAACGAAGCCCAGGAACCTTGAGAACTCAACAGAGCGCAAGCGACACAGAACTTGCCTACCCTGATCTGTGGGTAGGAACTGACTTCGCCGCTGGTGAAGTCGGACACCCCCCAGGGGGTGAGGGTGAGTGGAACGCTCCCTGGTTCAAGCCCAGGGCACCCGCTGGTCACGGCACAAGCTGTGACAGTGTTACCAAGAGGAGATCGACATGATCAAGGTCACCTACCGTGAGTTCGCCGCTGCTCTCGGCTCCGCCCGCTCTCAGTCTGAGCTGGTCGCCGATGCGACGTCGAAGCCCTCGGAGATGCCTGCGAGCTACGACTACTACCTCTCCACGGACGGTCTGTCCGGCCTCGGGGTCGCCGGTGACGGCACCCTGGTCGGAGTCTTCTCCCTGATCAAGGGACGTGGTGAGGACATGATCTGGGAAGCGATCCTGCACTACGGTGCGGACAAGCTCGACTGCTTCGATGGCTTCCTGCCTGACTACTACAAGCGGTTCGGCTTCGCCGAGTACGAGCGTGCCGCGAACTGGACCGAGGGTGGTCCGGATGTGGTGTGGATGCGGTTGACAGTGTGACAGTGTGAGCGTAGGGTGAGTGGCACACACCGGGGTTCGAGTCCCCGGCATCCACTGGGACCGAGTGGTCCTGAGTTGAGAGACTGAGGAGTCAACATGAGCGTCACCCTTGCGAAGACCAAGTCCTCCATCGTCGCCGGTCAGATCCGAGCTGCGGTGAACCGTGGGGTCCGAGCGAACGACCTGAACGCCCTGTGGGTCGAGTTCGGCTACCGCGCCGACCGCGCCTCGAAGTAGTCGGGGGTCCTGATGATCCACCCCAGCGGGAAGTGGTTGCAGGACAAGACCGAGCGGCACCCGGACGAGATCGGGTACCCGGACGTACACAGGAGGGCTCCGAGTTCGGGGGAGCTTGACTGACAGTGCAGAGTGTGACAGTGTGAGTCACACAAGGGAGAGCGGCACACACCCCGGTTCGAGTCTGGGGCTCCCACTCAGCGACAGTGCTGTGACAGTAGGAGTAACTGTGTACGAGATCGACATCGACACCCTGACGGAGTGGGCGGACAAGGCGCTTCAGCGTCCTTCGGACGCGGCCTTCTGGGACGAGCGGCTGTACGAGACGCACGGGTCGACTCTGACCTGGGCCGAGCGTGGGGACGACATCCTGGAGGAGTCCAACTACCTGAGTGCTCTGGACATCGTCAAGGGCGCTGCGGAGGACGAGGACGACGTGATCGACGCGACGTGCGGTCACTGGTTGGTCGGGAGCCTGCGGCAGTTGTTCGTCCGGGTCTACGACGACCAGGGTGAGTTCACAGCGGCCTGGAAGGCGATCGTGGAGATCGGGGAGGGCCTGGAGGCGTACCCGGTCGTGGACGAGTCCGACTACTCCGAGCGTGAGTGGAAGCTTTACGAGGAGAACCTGAGCGAGGCCCTGGACCAGGCGCAGCGTGAGTACGACCTGGACACGGACGAGGAGTCGCAGGCGATCCGGGATGCCTTCTACGAGGTGCAGGGAGACCGTCTGCCCTGGGACGGAGCGGATGTGTCCTGGGATGCGGTCGAGGAGCTGTACCGCGAGGTGCGGGACGAGTTCTTCACCGCCCTGGTCCTGAGTGTCCACCCCGATCAGCTCGCCCTTCCCATCGCGGTCTGACCGCAAGCCTGACTGGCAGACACCCCGGTTCGAGTCCGGGGCAGGCACTGAGCATCCCCTGAGAGGCAGGGGAGCTCTGATCCGAGGAGTGATCCAGATGGTCCCCAAGTTCCGCGACAACCGTGAGTCCTCCCGCGACGACCGTCGCAAGGGCAAGGCTCTGGTCCAGGAGCGCAAGTTCGCTCGGTCCGTCAAGTACGGTGTCCCCGAGACGTTCTCGACCGAGATCAGCAAGGAGTTCTGAGAGTGAGCACGATCACTGACGACAACGTCCAGGACATCATCGACACGGCTGCCTACGGTGGGATCACCTACTGGGCGATCGAGCCGAGTCAGACCGACTTCGCAGACGCCCCGAGTGATGCGGTGGCGACGATCAAGGACGGCGAGGAGGAGAAGGTGCACTACCTGACCTCCGAGCAGATCAAGAAGGCGTACCGCAAGCTCCTGAAGAACGAGCCGCGCATCGTCGGCCCCCAGGTTCACGGGTACATCGTGGACTCCTGGAAGGACCGCGACGAGGACGGCATCGACTGCGGGCACATCGACGCTGACGCTGCGGACGTGATCGTCCAGGTGGCCATCTTCGGTGAGATCGTCTACGGCTGACGCCGTGAGGGTGACTGGCAGACACCAGGGTTCGAGTCCCTGGCACCCACTGGGCAACTCCGCCCTGATCGAGGAGTGAGCATGGACCGCACGCAGGCCGAGCAGATCAAGGCCAAGATCGAGGAGCTGTACCCGCTGGACGCTGGGTACTTCTTCCTGGCCGATCACAACCATGAGGGCCTGAGCGAGGGTGCCTGGTCCCTGGCGCTGGAAGGCGCAGGGGAGTGGGTGTTCGAGGTCAGTGAGAAGGCGGGGCGCGAGCCTGAGTGGCTGCCGGGAGTGTTCCTGGAGCCCGTGACGAGCTGGTGCCTCGGCATCTACCCCGCTTGACAGAAGGGCCGAGAGTGTGAGAGTGTGAGCACATCGGCAAGGGAGACCGGCAGGCACCAGGGTTCGAGCCCCTGGCTCCCACTCCCCATGATCTACCCCCAACCTGTGAGAGTGAGAGCATCATGAGCATCCAGTCGGTCAAGGACCTGAAGTTCTGGCACCTGTCGCACCTGGCAGACGTGACCAGCCCGGACGGCGAGGACTCGCCCGGCACCGCCTTCCTGGAGGGCGTGCGTGACAGTGTGATCGAGCAGGTCGAGTACCTGGTCGAGGCGGGCAGCACGGTCGAGGAGGCGGTCGAGTCCATCCGCTACAACGGGGGCGACGGGGAGATCGCAGACGCTGCGGTCCCGATCTACACCTACCTGAAGTGGCAGACCTTCACCGACCTGGCTGCCTGGGAGGTCGACCTGGCCGACATCACGGACGTGAGCGAGCCGATGGACCTGGACAAGCAGTCGAACCTGGCGCTGTACCTGATCGCCTCGAACCTGGTGAGCGTGCTCCTGGACGAGGTCGAGGGCGAGTAGTACCCAGCCTGACCGGCAGACACCGGGGTTCGAGTCCCCGGCAGGCACTCAGCAACACCGCTGACTCTGAGAGGACACACCATGAAGCTCCGCCACAAGATCGCCGCTGTCTTCACCCTGGTCGCCTTCGGGTACGGCCTGGGGTCGGGTCACCTGGACCTGAACGTCGAGGCCAAGGGCAAGGCACCGGTCGAGGTGCAGACGGTCGCCTCGGCCAAGCCTGTGACGCTCCCCGCGAAGGTCGAGTACATCGAGGTCAAGGTCCCGACCGGCAACCTCCCGACCACGCCCTGCTCTGACGAGGGTGGCCGGAACTGCTACTGGGACGGGGGCAAGGAGCTGAACGGCAAGGCTCCGAGCTACTGGGTCGACCGCAACGGGGTCGTGACCTACCTGAACCCGAAGTGGAACGACACGGTCAAGCGCCTGACCTGGGAGGCCGGGCAGCGCAAGGCCAACCATGAGAAGTGGGGCACGGTCGACGGTCACCGTGACTGCTGGGCGAAGGTGGGGAACACCAGCTACGTGTACTGCTGGGACGGGTACAAGACCAGCTCCTGAACGACCAGCGTGAGCGGCACACCCCGAGGTTCGAGTCCTCGGCACGCACTCCGGGCAAGCGGTGACAGCGCCTGCCCACTGCGAGAGGTGGCACCGAGTGAGCTTCTTCGAGTACAGCCAGAACAACTCCGGTGGAGGCTTCGACTTCGACGCCGATGCTGGCATCACCCACTACGTGATCATCGAGGCGAAGGACCACCTCGAAGCGAACTACCTGGCCGAGCGGATCGGCCTGTACTTCGACGGCGAAGGTGACTGCGACTGCTGCGGGTACCGCTGGTCTGAGTGCTGGGATGGCGACCGGGGCGAGAAGGTCCCGAGCATCTACGGCACGCCGATCTCGGACTACGACTTCGGCTTCCGCTGGATGCGGGGTGACCGGCCCGAGGCGTACGTACACTTCGCTGACGGCACCGTCCAGGGCTACGGCTTCGACACCAAGATCCTGAAGTAGAGAGAGAGGGAGAGCAGTGGACCACGCAGAGATCGCAGCACGGAACCCCGAGGCAGCAGCCCGAGTGATCCTCCGAGCGCATGAGCTGGGGGGCGACGTCGGCAACGCCTGGGAGGTCTTCGCCGATGGTGTGGGGGTGCGGAACGCAGCCTCCTACTTCCGAGCCACGACGCCGGACGCGGACGAGATCGCCCGCAAGTACAGCTTCGAGAACTACCCCTTCGAGTGATCGAGGGAGCCTGACTGGCAGACACTCCGGTTCGAGTCCGGGGCAGGCGCTCCGGGACTGCGGTGACAGCGCGGTCCCACTGCGAGAGGAGATCCACACCGTGAGCATCTACACCACCGAGGCCCTTGCCGACATCGCCCTCGTCCTGAAGACCGACGAGCTGCCCGAGGAGATCGTGGCGATCGTCAACAGCCTGGTCGAGAACGAGCGGGAGGACGCCTACTCGGACGGCCACGACGACGGGTACTCGGAGGGCGAGGACTTCGCCTACTCCGAGGGCTTCGAGAACGGTCGCTCCGAGGGCTACGACGAGGGCTACGACGAGGGCGTCGAGGCTGGCCGCGAGGAGGCCGAGCAGGACGCCG